GTACAGGCGAGAAAATAATGGCGAACTATACTTTTGAACAATGGGCTGAGAAAACCGAAACGACTCTGGATCAATTTTCTAGGGCGGTAAAGATTACGCTATTTCGGTCAATCATAATGGATACCCGTGTTAGAACCGGAAGGATGCGTGGAAACTGGCAGATAAGCACAGGCTCGCCGATACTTACTGAAACGAGTAACAAGGATAAACTTAGTATCGGGCAAGCTGGCGGTAAGGCTTATGACGATGTCGCTAACGGAGTAACGTCTGGAGTTGATTACCTGTCTAACAATGTTCCTTATGTTGCTCACTGGGAACAGCATGACGGAATGGTAGCAAAGAACATAGTCAGACTTAATAGAAACGTCAAAAAGATGTTGAGTGATGCTCAATGAGCGTTAAGATTGATCAAGCATTTATTCAGTCGTACATTGACGGGTCATTTGGTCTGCCGATTGCTTATGAGAATTCACCGTATACACCAGTGGCAGGGACGGCGTATGCGGAATTAAGAAATATTACAAATCCTATTGAAGCCAACTCAATAACCGATACAAATGAAACAACTGGCATCTTTAGGGTTGTTGTCCGTTATCCCGCTGACAGTGGAGCGATAACCGCGAAAGAGAAAGCGGAAGAGATAATGGCAAATTACGGAATTGGAAGTAGTGTCGCATATCTTTCTCAGAGTGCTACAATACTATCAGTAGAACGCCGCACCGGAGTAGCAGAAGAGGGGTGGTATGTATTAGTCGTATCCATAGGATACATTTCTTTTATAACGAGGTGAGGTTATGCCAAATTCGACTCAGATTTTAGCGACCACTACGATCTCAATATCTGCCTCTTTGCCAGAGACATTCGATGATGATGTTAGCACAGGCTATCCATCATTAACTTATACTGCGATTGGTGAGGTAACTGATTGGTCGGCTGGCGGCAAGGTCTTTAATGTTGTGACAAGTAATCCGATTGCTCAACGTAACACGGATAAATACAAAGGTACTGTAAATAATGGTGCTGATACGTTTACCGTGAACAGAGATGATGATGATGCAGGGCAAGTCATCGTTCTGGCAGCGTTGGCTTCTGATAATGCTTATTCTTTCAAGATTACATTTTCAGACGCAACCGATGATTATTACACGGGTAAAGTTGTTTCTTTCGATACTGTCGCTGGTGGCGCAGATTCAATTGTCCAGAGGACAATTCAAGTCGAGCGCAATAGGGACACTGTCGTAACTACTTAATAATTAAGGAGTTATTTGATGGACTTAGCGCAATTCGATTTACAAGAGGCTGCGGGTCAGGGCATTACGGTGACTCTGGTTCATCCAATTACACAGGAAACCTTGGTGGATGATGATGGTAAGAAAGTCACCATCAAGGTTCTGGGTAAGGACTCAGCGAAATGGTCAGCAACGGCAAAGAAATATGACGCAAAGAACGCCAATAAGTACAGGAACAAAAAGGTTCCAACGGCGGCATTGGAAAATTCTCTAATGAACATTCTTGCGGAGTGTACTATTTCTTGGACGAATGTTATCTATGATGAGAAAGTCTTGAAGTGTGATAGCAAGAACGCGTTGATGTTGTACCAGAATAGAGGATGGGTGGCTGAACAGGTTATAGAGGCTGCGGCTGAGAGGGCTAATTACAATTTAAAGTAATTGAGTCTCTTGAAGATTATGTGAGGTATTGGGCGTGGCTCAACACCGTCGCGAAGGGCGCAAAGTCGGCAAGAATCGAGGGTATTTATGATCCGATTATGCCAGATGTTGCGCCTTTTTCGTATTTGATAGATTTGGTTGCTGATGTTGGGTTTCGTGGGGTGTCTTGGCAAGACATTCAAAGCTGGACGGACTTAACGGGCATCAAGTTATCATCATGGGAAGCAAAGATCATTAAGAGGCTTTCATTGTTGTATGAGGTAAGCGCAAAGCAGTACAACGATTCAATCGCACCAGCTCCCTATAGAGACATCGAGTCTGAGGTTTCAGAAACCCTAGAGCAAGATATTAAGGCAGCAATCAGGAATTAGGAATGGCGCAAGACAAGATAGGTGTATTTGTAGGCGTAGATTCCAGTAGCGTTCGGAGCGCAACTGGTGATCTGAATAAGTTTTCAGCGTCTGGAGGTGGAGCAAAATCAGCAATGAGAGCATTGCTCCCCGCGCTGACCGCTGTTCTTTCCGTTAAGGCTTTCGCTGGCATGGCGAAGGATGCCTCTGACTTTGGAACAGCCCTCGGCGAAGTAAGCACCCTTCTAGGTAGTTTCACTGATATGCCCCGTATTGAGCAGGAGGCCAAGAACCTCGCCGCTACTTTCGGGGGTACTGCTGCGGATCAGGCTGGAGCTTTCTATCAGGCGATTTCTGCTGGAGCCGCAGACGCAGAAGCAGCCACCAAATTAGTGACTGCTGCGAACAAACTTGCCGTTGGTGGCGTGACCGATGTCACTACGGCTGTTGATGGTCTGACAAGTATCATGAACGCCTTTGGTATTGAGGCTGATGGTGTCACTGGTATTAGTGATGCTCTTTTTGTCGCAATGAAAGCGGGAAAGACAACTGTTGGCGAACTATCCGCAAGCGTTGGTAAGGTTGCCGCCATCGCATCTACAGCAGGTCTCTCATTTGAGGAAATGCTCGGTGTTGTATCAACCCTGACAACACAAGGAATAGCAACCTCTGAAGCGGTTACGGGATTGAAGGCGGCGCTAACCAATATTCTCAAACCGAGCAGCGATGCCGCAAAGTTAGCCGAAGAACTAGGAATTGAATTTAATCTAGCTGGACTACAGGCTCACGGGTTTCAAGGATTTTTAGAGCAGTTAATAGAAGAGACTGACGGAAGCCAAGAAGCCCTCCTTGAATTATTTGGAAGCACCGAAGCTCTGAATACAGTTTTTGCCCTCACTGGAGGAGGGGCTGAGACATTTGCTCAAATCATGGAGGACATGGGTGACAAGGCTGGAGAAACTGAAACGGCCTTTCAGAAAATGGCTGGCACAATTGAACAGCGAATGAAGGTTGTTAAGGGATCGCTGAGTAATACGAAAATTGAAGTAGGCAATTTATTCCTTGCATTAAGCGTTCCTCTTCTTGATGTCATTGAAGATAACATAGGCGCTTTTGATGACGCTATCATCAGCCTAACAAACAACATATATACCTTTGTTCAAACCGAACAGTTTACGAATTGGGTCTATGCGCTTACAGATGGGCTACAGGTACTTACTACCCTTCTTGTCACAAAATTCGTAGTTAGCATCGGGGCTTCATTTGTTACGACCGTATCGGCTGCATCTGGAGCTATGGGAATGTTAGGTGCGGCAATCACTTTTCTAGGGGGTCCAGTAACTCTTGCAATCGCGGGTATTACTGCTCTTACTGTTGTTCTTGGTCTCTTGCTTGATAATGATGTTGAAAGATTCGCTAAACAACTGAAAGCAGCGTCCGAGGAAGGACTTTTGCCTCTGATCCAATACGCTGAGTCTTTAAGATCAAAATTAGCTGAATTGAATGAAGAGCTTACACTGGTGTCTAGTCTGGGCATGATGCAAGGAATGGGAGTAGCAGCGAATGATTTGAGAGGGGAGATAACCGCGACAACTGCCGCCATTGAACTTGCAGACGAAGCAGTAGAAAAAATGACAGCGGAGATGGCAGGGTTTAATACAGAGACCGCCGCAACCACTGAGGTAGTGGCTACTACTACGGAAGTCATAGAAGAGCTTGTTCCAGTCATGAACGAGGGTGTAACCGCAGCGGATTATTTAGCAGCTATGTTGGGCGACGTAGAGACAGAGGCTATAAATACAGCGACCGCAGCGGATTATTTAGATGCCGGATTGACGAACGTAACGACCGCAGCAGATTATTTTGAAGCTACGTTGGGCGTGGTAGCAGAAACAACACAAGACGCGACTACAGCAGCGGATTATTTGGCTGCTGGATTGACCAACGTAAAAACTGAGGTGGAGCTAACAACCGAAGAGATAGAGGCACATGAACAAGCTGTTGAAAATGCAGCAGCCAAACAGCGGATTATGGATAATATGCTGACGAATGTTCAGTCAAGTTTTGGTGATTTGTTTTATGCCTTGATTGATGGAAAGTCATCATTCAAGGATTTCTTTGATTCTGTAGTTGAGGGATTTAAGGGAATGATTGCGGAGTTAATGGCTCAGAGTTTAATGAACGCCATATTCGGTAGTGGAGGAATATCAGGATTTCTTAGCGCGGTTACATCTGGAATGTCTGCGGTGTGGGCGGCAATCACTGGAGGGGGTAGTGCTGCTGCAACGAGTGCGGTTACGAGTGCCGCGACTTCTGCGGCGACTTCTGCGGCGACTTCTGCGGCGACTTCTGTGGCTGGATCGACGGCTGGAACGGCTGCTACTGGAGGGACAGGAGCAACGATAGGGTCAGCCATATCTACTGGAGGCCAATTTCTTGGGGGGTTGTTCGGCACGGCAGTAGGCACTGGTTCTTCCATTGTTGGCCCTCCTACGGCGGCGGCTGCGGCTGGAGCCAATTTGTCAGCCGCCATAGCGGCTGGGGCTTCGAGGGTATGGGCGTTCGTGACCAATCCAATCACACTGGCGATTGGCGCTATCGCGCTCGCCGCGAATCTATTAGATGACTCTGGAACGATGTCGCATAACGCAGGGATGTTGACGCAAGATTTAGAGGACGATCCGAGCAGGAAGTTCGACATCGAGCCATTTGCATCTGGCGCACAGTTCTATGGATTCAACAGGCGGACATCTTTAGAACAGGCAACGGCGGTAGTTGATGGCTTCAGGGCAATTGACGCTACTCTGAGCGAGGTTGCGCGAGCAGCTGGACTAACCGTTAATCTCAGCGCATCAGATTTCATTGGAACTAATGAGAAAGGAAAAGGCGTTGGCGCTTTCTTTGGTTCAGCTTTCGAGGAAGGAGGAAGCCAAGGGAAATCATTAGAGGATCAATACACGACCTTCACAAAAAGATGGCTTACCTTAGTTGCGGGAGCGAATCAATCAGACCCTGCCGTGCTGAGTAGCTTGCTCTCTTTGGGAAGTACGCAGGAAATTTTGAATACGCTTGAGGCTCAGGCTGGCGGAACAAGTAGTGTCGGGGGTTTTGCTTCTGGTCTGGAGCGAGTACCTTATGATGGCTTCATGGCAAGGCTTCACGAAGGTGAGCGAATACAATCAACGGCGGCAGTAGAAGCATCTAATTTTATGGCTAGTGAGATGATGGGTATGCGTATGAACATGAGCGAGTTTTTGCTTGTCATTGCGAAAACCAACGCTAAAATTGCAAGGATTGAGGACAGATGGGATAAGGACGGTTTACCGCCGACGAGAGCATAATGAAAGTTATCCAGCCTCACACAATAACTGACAGCACCCTGACTTCATCAACGGTCACGGAGGCTGATCATTCTGCATGGGCTAGTGGTACGACTTATGCGGAAGATGACTATGTCATTGTAACTACTCCCAATATTCACAAGATTTATAAATCAAAGCAAAACTCCAATACAAATCATGACCCAACAACTGACACCTCTGAGACTTGGTGGGAATTTATAAGCTACACGAATCGCTGGAAGATGTTTAATGCTCCGGTTCAGCAACAGACAGTTAATTCTGGAGGGATGGTCGTTGTCATTACTCCAGCAGAAATAACGACTGCGCTGGCATTGATCAATACTGATTGCGCTTCGGTAACGATATTGATGGTAGACCCAACAGAAGGAACGGTGTTCAACCAGACTTATGACATGGTTTCTGACTCTGGTATTACAAGTTGGTACGATTATTTCTTTACGGCGATTGTTAGAAAGACTCAACTGGCTATTCTGGGACTGCCTCCCTACAGCGCGGCGGTCATTACGGTAACTCTGACAGATTCCTCTTCAGCAAGCTGCGGACTCATGACTATCGGAACCTATGATACCATCGGGGATAGCCAATACGGCGCGAGCTTTGGAATTGTTGATTACTCCACCAAGGCTACAGATGAAAGTGGAAACGTAACTGTTACCGCTGGGAGTTTTAGCGATCGGGCAGATGTAGATGTTATTATTGAAACAGGAAGGTTCGCTCAAGTTAAAACTGTACTGACTGCGGTCAGAAGTACGCCAAGCGTCTGGATAACCGAGGAAGATACAGAAGGCACTATCATTTACGGCTTCTTCAAAGAGTTTGATATTATTATGACAAATCCAACCGTGTCACTTTGCACACTACAAATCGAGGGGTTGACATAATGGCTGTCACACCGATTACTCCATTACCAACGGCTCCGGCGCGGACTGATACTCCAGCGACTTTCAACACTAGGGCTGATGCCTTTCTGGGAGCTTTATATTCACCATTCGCAGGAGAAATGAATACCAGTATTGGAGAGTTCAATACCGACTTCACGACTGTTGCAACAAATGCTACGGCAGCGGCAACGAGCGCGACAGCTAGTGCGACCAGCGCAACAGCGGCGGCGGCAAGCGCAACGGCGGCAGCGAACGCATCAGATGCCGATGCTTGGGTAAGCGGGACATCCTATACGGCGGGAGATGTTGTTTACTCACCTATTGATTATCAGAGTTACCGTTGTATTCTTGCGACCTCTGGTACGACTGATCCAAGCTCAGATGCGACTTACTGGATCATAATAAGTTCCTCCCTTAGTCTTGGCGCTAATGTCGGGACATTTTTAACGACACCATCATCCTCCAATCTTGCGACTGCTGTTAGTGATGAAACGGGATCAGGATCATTAGTTTTTGCTACCAGCCCCACATTCGTAACACCGGCTTTAGGCACTCCAGCATCCGGCACGTTGACCAATGCGACAGGACTTCCCCCTGCTGGTGTAACAGGAACAGCCGCTATTCTAGGTGCTAACACTTTCACAGCCCTGCAAACTCAATCCGCTGGTGCTGACATAGCTTCAGCTACGGCTGTAGACCTTACTGCCGCCACTGGAAACGTGGTGGTCATTACCGGAACAACAGAATCTACAAGTCTGACAATGACCAAAGGTCAGCAAATGACGCTTATAGCTGCTGCGGCATGGCCTTTAACTTTCCATGCCACAACAATGAATATCACTGGTGGTGCGAGTTATACCTGTGCTGCGGGTGACAGACTTTATGTGGTTAAGGATGACGATGATGTTATCCGTGTCTCAGTGAATAAACA